AATGGTTAAGAGGTGACCACAACTTTACAACCAGCACTCTTTTTGATATTGAAGATGTTTTGAATATCCATCTTATAGATATCAACGAATATTCTCATGCAGCTTGTCCGGCCTCAATATAATAAAAAAATGGATGGAACAACCACCGCGGAAGTAACAATGATTAATGCACGTGGTATCCTCCTTTTCATAGGAGGAAAGGAATATTATCTATCGTACGATAGATTCCCTTGGTTTAAAGATGCGAGAGTATTAGATGTATTAAACGTAACTATGCCGGACGAAGAATCATTACGCTGGGATGCTATCGATGTTGATCTTGAAATTGATAGTATAACCCATCCGGAACGTTATCCAATCACATTTTTATAAAAATAAAGCCCGGCTAACTTCACAGTCCGTCGGGCTTTTTGTTTACCAAACAAATCAATTCATCACTATGACAAAACCTTTTCTTTACTCTCAATGTAATATATAGTTATGCAGATGAAAATTTCTTTATCCGTTTCACACGGCCAGTATCAAAGTCAACCATTTCAACCCATTCTCCATCTTCCTCTTTAATTGACGTATCTTCCGAATGAAAATCTTTGGCTCGCCGGTTCATCAGATAACCACGCTCACGTAGCATACCGACCAACAGGACAAAGCTACTATCCAATATCCGATCATGGGAATAACCGAAAGCCTCATTGCAAGTCACTAAAAACATGAAGCTGCTTTGAGGTCCTTCTTCTTCCATGTCTCGCTGTTTCTCTGAAGGGCTATTATCTCCGCTTCGCTTAACGGGCTCACAGCTTCCAGCGCTATGATAGTACGAGAAAAAGGGTTACAACCGATCCGGTATAAGATAGCATTCAGGAGGATGTAAATATCCTCCCAGGTACAGTTGTCTTTCAGAACTTCCTGGAACCAAGCTGGCATATCACCTTTCTTATTATGAATGCCTAGACATACGATTTCAAAAATAAGTTCGTCATATTTGGCTATCAGTTCGGCGACCTGATTGGAAAATCCTTTATTCTTATCAGCAATCAAAATCTCTCTATCCTCTTTATCGATATAAAGTAAAAGAGGCTTTATTCTAAACCAGGTGCGGACAGTGATCGGGGTTATAACGATACTATCCCCTACTGTCTTTCCTTCCGGTAATGATTCAAGCCGGGTAAATTCAAACGGAATGGTTACCGGCTGGCAGGAAACGGATTCGCTTTCTAACTGGAGTACTTGTTTTACACTCATATTTTCGATTAAAATATAAAAGCCCCGGATAGTTCCGAGGCTTTCGATAACCTAACAACAGTCCTTAATTATCCTGCTGCTTGTACGGCTTCTGTTTCTGCGCTTGTCTTCTCTCCGGAATACAAACCGTTTGCCGTAAACTTGACAAGAATTTTATCACCTTCATTTTCCGGCTGGATCAAATAGCTGTCGCCGATAGCCCCTTCGATGTCTTGGGCTTCTCCCTGGCCATCCACTTTACGTTGCCATTGGAAATCACCAGTCGCTTCCGCTGGTGTCAATGTGGCCGTAAGCGTTTCTCCAACTTTGGGGGTACCAGTGATTACAACTGCCGTTACTGGGGTAAGGGTTACATTCATCACCGCCCGGCTAAATGAAGATCGTTGTTGCCCTGCAGAGGTAATTGCTGCTAAACGGGTACATTTAACCAGCAAAAGGTCTGTTTGCTCCGAAGAGGGTGCCTGGCTCAAGCGGGCACTGACCTTACAAATGGCAAATGTATATTCCGTATACTTACCTTTGTACGGTGTCGTCTGCATCTTGAACGATTTACGGATATTGGGAATATCAATCGGAGCATTCCATTTACCCCCACTAATAGAACCAGCACAAAACGCGAGCATTTCCTGAGCTGTCGGCGACGGGATAGCAAATTCAAAACTATCCGGGTCGCCAGCCTTATCGAATGACTCCCAAGGATCTTTCATCCCTTCCGCACGGAAATCGACAGAAGTCGCTTCATTGAAATTGAAAGCAACTGAGCCTTCATGAACGATCGGGCACTGTGTATAAATAGAGGCCGGAACACCATCACCGGGGTCACCATACCCTAAGAAGGATACGCCTACCGCCAAACTTCTTTCATTAGCCATATTCTTAATCTATTTCTGTTATTACTTCAAATCTAATATTCGTACAATCGAAGCCTTCTTTAGCTTCGCCAAGAGGCTCGGACCAAACAATCCGAGATTTCCAATACATGCCGAAAGGAGGTGTTATATTTCGTAGTGCTGACTTAACCTTTCGTACCGCTCCTTTCATTAATTGTCGGGCAGGCATACCGTTCGTTTGCTTCTTTACGAATACGTTGATATTGACCAGTCCTTTATTGACTACATCCGTTTCACTCAATGCAAGCATCCGGACTGTAATATGGTTCTTTGTTTCACCGTCCCCAGAACAATCTTTATACAGGATAAAACCGGCGACTACGGGTTCTACCGCATCATATACGATATCCACTATATCAAACTGATCTGCCATTTCAATATCCTTTCTCCGCAAGTTTGCTAAACAATATTCGACTCTGTTTCTTAATCCAATCTTCAGTATGCTCCGTAGCCACAGATATAACATTCAGGTTGTCGATTGCTTCTACATACTTGGCATAAGGCATAGCGGCTACACCAATCAATACCCAACCTCTCTTATAAAGAGGTATCAGCTCGGAAACCAAGCGTTTCGCTTCACGCATACCAGGATGACGTTCGGATCCTTTCTCTGATAACTCGTAGTTCTCGGTCAATATATCGCCATCCTTAACGATCACATAGCCGATTGAACTACGAAGATTACCGGTATGATCCTGATAGTTCCCTTTTTTTCGAGCAATCTTTACGAACTCTTCTCCAGCACGTTGCAATAGTTTGTATATCCGTTCTTCCGCTCGATCCACAAAGTAATCGAATATACGTTCTACCTCCCTATCGCTCCACATGGGAGTCAAACCACCTTTCCTTGCCATAGCTATACATAGATTACAGAATGAGTCTGAAACGGTTCCCTGCAGATAATATCGGCGTCCAAGCCAATGCTGTCAATTCGGATATGCTTCGCACCTGGTACCGGGCGTACCTTTGTTGAGAACTCACCATGCACGATAAACTCTTTACCATCGGCATTCTGCTTCAACTGCTGCCCGCTGTTGGAAGGGAAATACTGACCCTTGACCTCGATTTCTTGAGGCTCACTAGCCACCCATTCCCCTTTTACCAGAGTGCCGGATTGAATTATAACTATCGCCGTATGTGAATATCGCTTTACCATCTGTTACGGGCCCTCCCTTTTGGAACCTCAATCTTGTTTCCAATCAGCTCCGCTTTCTCCGGTTCTCCACCTTCCCTATACAGTCTCTTTACCGTAGCGTCATACCAAGAGCGGGGATATGTAATAGAAAGCTTGTTTTCTGAGAAGTCCGGTAAACCGCCGACCATCACATAGAGGTCGGCAGCCACCAGCTTTTGTTTTTGAATATCGACCGTCGAACTTTCTTCTGTTCCCTCAAGACCCCGGCTAGGGAAAACGACGTTATCCAGAAACTCTTCACAGTCGGCAAGACCAGGATAAGCAAGTATTGTATCTCGAATCGTCTTAGCCATGATTACTACTCTCCGTTTTCAGTATCCTGAATTGTCTGGTCTTCCGAATCAACGGTTTCGCCCAAGAATGTTGCAGGGATATCATCCGTTCCCTCAGTATCCTCAGAAGCGTTCCAATCCTGACCATCAACTTGCATGATAAACATCGCATCCGGATCATTTACCACAGGAATAGCATTTGCTTCCGCTTTCGTCCACTCCTTGAACGGTTCCAGTTCAGACCATTTGGTTACCAATACCCAATCCTGTTTTACCATGAGAGCAATTTTCTGCAAAGTCGCAGAAGATTCGGCAGCAATTGGTCCATGCTGAATATCTCCAACTTTCAAATCTTCCAGGAAGCATACACGTTTACGTTCCCAGGGATTGATTGTTTTACGACGATGGGCACTGTCTTCGATACGGACAGCTGGATTCACGGTGATAATCTTTACAGGGATTTCCTGTTCGGCCAAATACTCGTTGATAAGATTTTTCGTCACCAATATTTTTGAAGACGAATTAACCCATGCCTTTAACGTATCGAACGTCGATTTCTGCTTTTTCAGCAAAGAGAAATCCGCTACATGCATTACAACGTAACGAATCGTTACACCCTCGGCAGAAGCAGCAACAACCGTATCTTCGATGTCCTGCAAACCGTTGGCAGTCGTAGCATTACTCCAATCTGTGGATGATTTACGCTGGTTCTTCTTCGGCATACCGCAACCGACAAACTCAGCCGTAACAACACCGCCGTTATTCTTTGCCGACAGATGGAATCCGGCACGGCTCATAAGCTGCATACACCACCATTCGAAGCGGGCACGAACGGAGTTATACACGAAATCCTGATCTTTGAAAGCCAGATTCAATAACGCCAACTGGTCCGCGTCCCCCTGCGCGTCACGTTCCAATTGTTTGTACTCGTTGTAATCACTTTCGTTCATACCACGCTTAACTGCCGTCTTCGGAATATCACCGGACAGTTTGCTGATTACCTCACGCGTCTTCTGCGGAGCGGAAGCGTCGAAAGAGATCACGTCGGCCATTACCGGAGCGCCCTTCTCACCGGTCAGTGTCTCCCACTTCAACGAAGTCTTTCTTTTCACCCCGAAGAAGTTCGGGAAAACGACCGGTTTCACATGGCGGGTATTCAAACGAGCCGCCATGTTCTTTTTATTTATCTGTTTAATTAAACTTCTTTCCATATATCTGATTTTAATGGATTACACAAAACGGATAAACGACATTAATGCCTTCAAGCCCTTATCTACCGGGAACGGCATACAGGATTCGTTTACCGTACCTCTTACCAATAATCCGGACTGCTGGTTGGCTACAGTCAAGTCGACTTTATTCATCGTGACGACCAATTCGCCATCATAAGGCAACTTGGCGGCTTTCGCAGCTTGCTTGTCTTTAGCCTGAACCAATACCAAACCTTTTGCAGCAGCACCTATAGTCGCTTCCAACGTGATCATATCGAAATCCGCATTGCTCTTATCAATAGCCGTGATTTTATCGGATGCGCCTGTCAACGCTCCACCAACCGTCACGAAGTCACCCACACCGAACAGATGGTTCTTGGCCACCTTATACACTGTCGCATCGGCAGCAGCAGCTTCCGAAACCGTAGCTGTCTTCAATACATGAAACAGCCCTGTTTCCGGATCTTTTACTACAATTACAATCGGAGGCAGTTCGTCCAACGCCTTGCCATTGAACAAAGCGTTCTGTAAATCTCTGCGGTCAATCGTCCCGCCACCAATCACATCCTCAATAATCTTTTCAATTCCGGGAGGATACTGGAATTCTCTTTCTCTTCTTCTGTACATAACTTACATTTTACTTGGATTATTCAATACCCAGGTTT